CCATATAAGTACCCATATTGGTTTGGTAAGTACCTAAAATTGCAGCCCAACCTGATGCAACAGAAACAGTCATTGTTCCACCCGGCGCAGTAACAGCCAAGTCAGCAGAACGGATAACGCCCGAAGCACCCCATAGAGAACCTGTAGTTGTTAAGCGGTCATTTTCGGCGGTGTGAGAGCCGTTCTGTAACCAACTTGGGGGTGTGCGTAATGCCATTTATTCTCCTAGATGTAGGCGTTTCTCCACGAAACGCTTGCAGAGGTTGTACCAGCAAGTGTACCTGAACCATTGTAATAGAAAGCGTTGTTTCCGGGTTGAGCATAGAACCAGTTAGAGCCACCTTGCATTAGATTACGCGCAGGGTTTCCGTTAAGAGTGATCGTCTTAGCTCCAAGGTCAATCACGCCAACATCTGTATTTGAGAAAGCGTAATTCAAAGTCAAATAGGTGCTTGTTGTGTTGTTGCCAAATACAGGGTTAGTGATCGGGCCATTGAAAGTAATAACAGGGTAGGTATTAGTTTGTCCCGCATTAAATACGGCAGTATAAGGAGTGTAAGCACCTGAGAGATAAGTCAGGTTGTAAGTACGGTTGTATGTGCGACCTAGAGAGCCGTCAAGACCCAAGGTAGCCGATAGAAGGCTGTTGTCATACGCGCGTGGGTCAGGGCAGAAGAATGTCCATTGAGAGGTGATATAGCCATAGGTAAATTCAGGAGTAATGATGGTCTTGGCATCGCGCACACGAGCATTGAAGAATTGAAGATTGTTCGCTGCTGATAGTTGGAATTGAAGCGGGGTAGTGCCTGTCTGCTGAGGTTGAACGGCAGCTTTGAGAAGGTTGAAGTTTGATTGCGCTGTAAAGGTTGTGGAATTAACTACTTGACCGCCTGAGATATAGGTATCGCTCAAGGTCACAGGAATAGTAAATGTTGTCGCAGATGTGACGGTGATTGTCTGAGAGTTGCGGTTAAATCCAGCACCCGCAGTACCCGTTGGGTTACCGCTAGAAAGAACTCCTGTAATAGTAACTACCTGACCTGTTGTGTAGCCGTGAGAGATTGTTGTTGTGTAAGTAATCGTAGAAGCATCTGTTGTAGCAGTTGAAACAGGAACGCTTGGCTGACCTGAAAGAGTAAGAATGGTGAGGGTGATCGTTCTGCCACCTAAGAAATCTCGACCTGAGAACATACCATCGTTAAAGCCTTGGGTATCGTCTTGATTGCGGATTGTAGGAAGGTTGGTAATACCGTCAGCAGCAGTTATTTGATACGGCGAGTTTGTGCCACCAAAGGTAAAGCCGTTCCAAGCAAAGGAATAGTTATTGAGCGCAGTTACGGTAGCCATTATCGTTGAAAGGTGCTCATAGTAGGTTTAGCGGTCATAAGTCCCTGTGTCTGTCCTAAGGTAATTCCGTTAAGGGTAGCAGTTGTAATATCGGATGTTGTAGTTGCGGTGTTAATGTTATTTGTCTGATTTACTGTAATTCCGGGGCCTTGTGGAGTAGCGTTAGGAACACTAAAACCATTAGATGATGTGTATGTTAATGGTGCGGCAGTAATTGCCCCTGTTGGGATAGATGTGCCTGTAGATGTAACGCCTAGTCCAGCCAAAGCAGCCAAAGCCTTGAGGCTTCCAGCAACGGCTATTAACTTCTTATCAAGGACATCTAATTGCTTCATAGAAGAATCAGAAATAGCCTGAATAGCCTTGTTGTAAGAATCTTGAGCAGAAGTAAGAGCATCGGCTAGAACCTGTTGAGCCTTAGTCAATGAGTCGTTAAAACTTTGATTTTCCTTTGCGAGCGCATCGGTAAGGTCAGCGGTATTTTTATCTAACTGGTTCTGCATATCTACAGAAACCTGTGCGTATTGATCTGTTAAAGCCTTTGTAGCCAGTTGAGTACCGCTATTCATTTGAGTAGCAAGACTGTCTAGACCGCTTTGCGAAGTAGTTTGTATTTGATCATAAAGAGTCTTAATTGAATTGGCTGTATCGGGTGCGGCATTGAGAACTGATTGCGCCATTTGATCGCCGACTTGTGGTCCCTGAGCCAAGACTTCCTGAATAAAGGATTGACTATAACCCTGAGCGGCAAGTTTTCCAGCATCTTCTTGCAACTTTTGAATCTGTGCTAACTGATCTTGAAGTTGAGTTTGTAGCCCCGTAGCCGAAGAATCGCCAGCCGTAAAGAGCGAGCCAAGGTTGATCTTGGTTGCGCTTTCCCACGCACTACGAAGCAGGTCAATAGATTGCTGAATAATAGATTGGCGTTTGTCGACTGCTGCTTGCTCAATCTGTGTAGCGTTGTCTGCGTACTGCTTTTGAATATCGATCATCTTTTGACTGTGAGCAGTTTCAAGGTCAAGTTTGGTTTGATTGAATTTTGTCTGAGCATTTGCAACGGCATCGTTATATGTAGCTTGCGCTGCTGCCATCTTCTCTTGGCGAGCAACAAGAACTGCATCCATCTGTTGAATAATTGCATCTGTCTTACTTGTTGCTGTTGATGATTTAGTCTTAGAGATGGTCTGACCCGCAACACCAACATCCCCGCCAGTCGAAGTTGAACCCATAGTGGCAAGTTGGTCGCTTAATGAAGCAACTCCCGCTTTTTTAGATACAAGATTGTCTAAGCCCTGAGCAAAAGTACCGATAGATTTAGCCGCGCCGTTAATGCCATCTGCTACGCCTTTGAATTGACTTCCAATAATAGGGATGTGAGATGCCGCTTCAACGAGTTTGCCGATCGCCCCTACAACATAACCAATCGCTTCAACGATCGCCTTCATCACAGTTACAACTACATTACGAAAACCCTCATTGGTATTCCATAATTTAACCAACTCAATTTCCCACGCGAATAGCATTTTGACAATCCAAGTAATTGCTGGGATAGCAACATTGGTAATAAATTCCATCAACTTAGTAAGAATTGGCATAACTACTGCGCCAACTTTAACGGCTACATCATCAAACTTTGCTTTAAGAATTTCCATTTCACCAGCAAATGTGTGCGTATAACCAACTGCTTGTCCACCGATTTTTTGATTTAACTGATCAAATGCTTTTGCAATTGCTTCGTTTTTAGGTAAATTGCTATCTAAAGTAATGCCTAATTCTTTGAACGCTTTAGCAGAGCCAGTAGTTCCACGAGCAAGGGTTTGAGCCGCAGTAGCCAAATCCTCGTGTTTATATCGGGCAAGATCGGCTGCCATTGCCATCAACTTTGTTGCCTCTGTTGTTGAGCCAGTAGCGGTGATTAAAGTTCCGTACGCACCTTCTGTTGCGGCAGTAGCAAAACCAAGTTTAGACATCGTTTCGCTAGTCTTTTGAATTTCATCACGATTAGCAGCAGTATTTTGACCAGCGTTATTTAATGCTGTAGATAGGCGTTCGGTCGCTACTTGCGTATCTTCAACCGCTTTAATTGCGCTTCTCAAACCTTGTTCAAGAACTTGCGCGCCCTGAGTTAATAAATTGCCTGAAAAAACTCCAAGCATCGTGGTTTTGAGCGCATCAAACTTGCCTGTTTGTGCTTTTGCCGTATCGCCAATCTTATTTAAGCCAGCAGTAGCCTCATTAACGGCATTTGTAAGGTTTCCAAGGGATACAAGGACTTCAACATTTAGTGGAGGGACTTCACCTGCCATCGGTTATCCTCCCATTGCGGCTCTAAATGAACCATCTATAATCATTCGTGCTTTGCCAGTACTGACAATATGATCACGCGCTGGATTCATATATGGGTATTTTACCCCACTTGTCCATCGTGGCGAGCCTTCTTCAAGCACACGAGCGTATGACATACCCGATTCAACGGATGCGGCATAAGTTCCAAAACCAATTCTTCTGACTGGCTTATTTATAATTGCTAGAAACAAATTTCCATCGCCATAGTTAGGTGGTGTGCCATCTGCGCCAATATGGGGATTTCTTCTTTTTTTACCATTAACCATATAAGGTACATTTACAACTTCTTGTGTAAGCGATCTAGCTTTAGCCCAAACAGCAATAGTAATTTCTCGTGCAGCAAGTTCGGCAGCCTTATCCATCCGTCTTTCCCACCTTTTAAGGGCCGCAGTTACTTCGGGAAGGTTGTCGGTCACTTCTGCTCCATCTGCTCGATCTTCACCTGCTCTACGGTGTCAGCGATTGCCAACAACCAATCTGAACGCCCGGCAGGTAAATTATCTACCTGTTCAGGTGTCCAGCCGAACCGATCAGCAAACTTGAAGTAAAACCATTCCTCATCCGGGTAGTCAAGATCGGGTGAACGCTGAAACCCTTTGAGTAAGTCCTTTAAGCGTTCGAGCCGTCTAAAGGGCTATCAGGGTTGAGTTTGTTTTTATCGTTGTCTGCTAGATCGGGAAATAAGTCTTTGGTCAAATCCTCTGTCTGCTTCATTAGTTCTACATAATCTTTGATTGGCAGTTCTTCAATAGATTCCTCTTTTGCAGAAGGAACGATAAGGTCATAAGACCATTCTTCAATAATTGCTGAGAGAAGCGCGTTGCCAATAGCAATACCTTTTTCTGCGCTTGTGTCTTTATCGCCAGCTCGCATAATGCGGTTACGGTCTTTTACCTTGAGATCGCCAGCATCTTTAATGGTGACTGTTGCACCTGATGGGAGTGTAATTTTCTTTGACATATTTTGCCTTTCGATAGATTGCCTTTAGATTATCCTAGCAAAAAAGGGCAATAGGGGCGCGGGAGTTGGGGCAAAATGAAACCAACTCGACCTGCCGCCCCTACTGCGTTC